GAAATTGAATATCAAGAACAAACTGAAGGCAGAAGTGATAGTGATGATATGCCACCAGTAAGAGCTAATATTCAAGGTGATGAAGAAGATGGTGATCATGTTTATGAGAGTAAGAAGTCTTATTCTGCTAAACAAGCTCACAAAGGTAAAGATATTGGCAAGAAAGGTAAGAATTTTGCTAAGATTGCAAAAAAGGCTGGTAAGAAGTATGGTTCAAAAGAAGCTGGTAAGAAGGTAGCCGGTGCTGTATTGGCCAAGTTGCGCAAAGAGAAATTTGAACAATTTGGTAAGAAAACCAAGTTAATGAACGGTACAAATTACAAGCTTCAAGATCCAGCTGCTTTCAAACCAGCAGGTTCTGGTAAGAATACAGCAGTTAAAGCAACACATAACAAGCCAGTAAAGAACACCTTTTTAGCTGCTAATGAAACAGCTAAGGAACCAGCATTCATTAAGAATTCAGGTCCTAAGGCTAATCCAGGTACACAAACTTTACAAGATCCAATTGAACCAGGTCCTAAGCAAGCTGGTAATTATTACGGTGTAAATAAATATTCACAAGGAATGCAGAAAAATATTAAGGCTTCACAGAAAATTAATGAAAAGAACATAAATAATGGTATGAAGAATGATAAGTCAATTTTTGATAAATTATACGAAGATGTAATGGCAGATGATGACGCTATTGCTCTTGGTGCAACCGATGCAGCTCTCGAATCCGATTTAGGTGGTGACGAAGCTGGTGATATGGGTGGTGAAGATGTAACACTCACAATACCAAGAGATGTAGCAGAACATTTACATTCTTTGTTATCTGATATTCTCGGTGGTGGAGATATGGGTGGTGAAGAAGACATGGGTGCCGAAGAAGAAATCGGTGCTGAAGAAGACATGATTGGTGGAGAAGAAGATGAACAAGCAATTGGCAATGATGAGCCAATGGGTGAAGAAATCGAAGCAGAAGTGCTCGGTGAGCCACTTGTTAAGCAAAACATGAAGGGTTCAGGTTGGGTTGGACCAAAGGGTAAGAACAACGTAGTTGACAGCACAGTATCAAAGTTAGCTAAGCCAGGTAAGGGTGGCGACAGCAAGGTAACCGACAAGGTCGGTGATGATGGTACAGAAGGTCATCCGTTAGTAAATCAAAAGAAGGGTACCGAACTTATCGGTCCTAAGCATAAGAACACAGTTAAATCAACAACAACATCAAAAGTAGGCGATACATTCTTCCAACCAGCCTAATAAGTAGTAAAAAATAATATGAACCCTGATAGGCAACTATCAGGGTTTTTTTATAAATATACATATATGTTGACATCGTTTAAAGATTATTTTGACCAACAGGTTCAACATAGACATAGACATCCTGTTTTACGTGATCCAAGTACGAGAAAAAACTCTTACACTGTACCACGTTACATTAGACCCACCTCTTCTAAACTTAAAACATATAAAGATTTTAAGAACCAAGTAAGCAAACAACAAACTAGTATAGGTAAAGAGACTGCTGATGAATTAAAGAGTAAGTTTAATGTGAGGAATATGCCTGTTGGTAAAGTAAAAGGTTTAAAACGTACCGGGGTAGGTATGGTAAAGAGACCTAATGGTAGAGTGCAATTAGTAAAAACAAAATAATATGTCCATAGCACGATATAAAGGTAGTAATTCACCAAAAGTTTATCCATATTCACAACCTGTTAACCCATGTTTTAGATTTTTAAATAAATCTACACTTGAGTGTGAACAAGATGTGTTTAATAACTACTGGCAAGAAATTATTAATCTTTACGGTCAGAAAGTTACATATTATCAAAGCAATTATAACTTATTAAGTGCAGATAATTTCTATGGTGAAGATCCAACAAGACAATATGCTGAACCAAAACAATTAGTTATCGGTGTCGAATTGAATGAGAATGCAATAATGCTCACTAAATTCGGTATTCAATCTGAAGATGAAGTCACTGCTTACATATCTATATCACAATGGTATGATATTTTTGGTCAAGGTACCGAACCTAAATCAGGAGATGTATTTGATTTAAGTGAATATGGTCAAGGTAGACCAAATGGTAGAACAGGTAAGCAGTATGAAATTACCCAACGTGTTGATGAAGATGCAGCACGTACAAGTCAGTTAATGGGTCATTATGTTTGGCTCATAAAGGCTAAGAGATTTGAATGGAGTTATGAACCTGGCTTATCAGCTGAAGGTGTTAACAACCAAGTATACGACAGTCGTAAGGCTGGTCTTTCAGGTGATCCAATGGATGAGAAACCATACCCAGAAAACTTCGATGCAAGTTCAATTGAAATTTTCAATTACGGTACTAATCCTGAAAGTAACAATGACGTATACGGTGGATACGGTACTTAATTAAGTCTCTTGTAAATAGAGGAATAATCAGGTAACTGTTCATTTCTCATAGCTGAAATATATTTTTCAGCTTGACCAATACTATCAAATTCAATATCCACGTGTTCGAAATTTTCATTTACAAACGTGTAAATTACATTATTAGGATTTTTCTTAATGTAATTTATGGTGTATTGACCTGGTGGTAAGATAGGTGTACTACCAGTTACCCTATTAGAAGAACTTGTAATACCAGGTTTAACAACTCTTTTACCGACTATAAAAGAAGTACCAATAATGTACGTCATACCAACACCTCCTCGGATTCTTCCTCAACATTCTCAACAACTTCTACAATTTCTTCCATATTTGCTTCAAAGACTGTATATGCAGGTATATCAAAACGAGGCTCTTCATTACGATTGTAACAAACTTTATCAAGCATAGAAAAATAAGTCTCTTTAATATACGTTTTAAACATTAAAGGTTTAATCCAATTATTATCTTTAACTAAATCTAAACCCATTTTGTTAGCTTTTACAGTTACTATATCTATTGCTTCAAATAAGCATAACCATCTAGTAAGTTCAGCACTATCCATTTCCTCCACTGTCTTTTTTGTAGTATTGTTTTGTATTTGCATATATTACACCATCGATTATACCAATTATATTTTTCAAATCAACAGTAATTTCGCTATCATACAAATTTTTTAATAAGTCATTTGCAATACGTCTATGATTTTCAATAACTATCTTTTTAAGAGGATCAGTGGTGTTTACTTTCAGTTCATCAAATACACTTTCAAGCAATAAAGCTACAATAGCTAAAGGCTTCTCATCACTTACTCTATATTGTTGACCAGTTTTATACTTAGAGTGTAATACATAGTCGTGAATGTACTTAGTGTCTAAATTACTATAATTGATAGGAACCACTTTTGTACCTTCTAACTGTACAAAACTTGGTTTAATTTGATCATATGTCATATTCTTTATTCTTTGTGAAATCAAACTTATCAAAAGGGTTTTCAGTTAATGGTGTTGTAGTTTGAAATGTTTTCCACCCTACCATACACTTCAAACTCTTATCACATTTATTACATTTGTATATATTTTCCTCGTTTAGATTAAGTGGTACCAATTGGGTAGACTTTTCATCACACGGGCAATCAACGCTTGCATATTGTTTACTAAGCTCAGCAGCAATTTTAGCTTCTGACTCTCTAGCTTTAGCTAATTCTTTAGATGTTATAACTCTGTATATAGAATCACCAATAAAGTATTGAACTAAAAGTGCAATAAACAAAGTTGGTATAAATGGGTAGTTAAAAAATGTACAAGCACCTGCTATACCAACACTAGTAGCTACCCAGATGAATAATCCAAACAAAACTCTCTTTAAGTCCATACTAATATTGTATTAATATGAATTAATTATTCAACTTCTTCGTCGGTGCCTTCCATTGAAGTTGTAGCTGTCTTAAGTATTTTTTCAATTTGCTTAAACTTGTTGATAGTTTCTTGAATTTTAACTCTATCTTCACCAGTTGTTACAGGATTTTGTAAACTTCTGGTTAATTTTTCCATTATATTAGAATAGTCAATAACAAACCCAGCAATATCATCATAGATAGTACTTAAAGGGTAAGGTAATGTTTTAGGAATTTGAATGAAAGGATAACCTATATCACTATTAGTATAATTTTGTGTATCTGATACCTTCTTAAGGTCAGACATCATGATATCATTACCTTTTAAATCACGAGTAGCTATACCTTGAACCCAACGATTATACATCATTGTATTATCTTCTGAAATGTACTGGGGCATATATAAAATATTTAGTCTGCTAATAAATAATAATATGAGTGTATTTCAAAAGAGATTTATTAAAGTGGTGGAAGCAGCTAATGAACTTGATGAAGATAGAGCAGCAATGGCAGCAACCTTAGATCAAGGTACATCTCCAAGTGATTACAATGTAAATGCACCAACTTTATCCACACAAGACGTCCTTAAGCAGTCTTATGAGATGCAAGCTGGTGAATTGCAAGGTTGGATTGGTGAAATTGAAAAGTTTGTGCAGTATATCAACGGTGATACCGATGGTTCAATTCAATCCAAATTACATAATGCTAGTTGCGATACAATGTTTGAAAAGATTGCATCATCTGAATCTAAGAAGATTTCAAGAGTAGCAAGTGAACTTAGCGCATTAGTTCAATCGTTTAAGGGTTACTTAATTAGCGGTAAGAATGGTTAACCTTTGATTTGACTCAACATTAGCTTAGCTTTTAAACCGGAATGACTGTTTTTAATAACAAATTCCGGTTTTATTTCGTCTGTACCTAAAGTGCAACACATTTCATTGAAGTCTTTAAACTTCTTACCAACTATCTCAGGCCATATGAATATTAACTCATCATTCTCAGCTAATTTATAAGACTTCTTCAAACCTGCTTCATCTTGCCATTGAGAATCCAATACCCATACAATCTTATGTAACGGAAATCGTTTAATTTGTTGAGATTGTAATTGAGTAAATGTAGAGTAACTATCTTCTTGTATACCAGCTACAGCCACTCCATTACGAATAAAGAAACTATCAATTGGTCCTTCAAAAATAAAAATATAATCAATATCAGATGTAACATTATCTATATTGAATACAGATTTTTCACCATTTCTCTTAGAAAGATACTTAGGTCTTGTCTTTTTATCTTGATCTAAGACAGTTCTACTCTGATAATATATAGGTTTATTTTTATCTAAGAATGGTATTATGAGTCTATTCTTATGAGTATAGTCTTTTAATGAAGTGTATAACTTAAGAGGTCTATTTACCGCTGTATCTAATCGTCTATCCTTAATGTATTTTAATACTTCATTAACGATATTATTGTCTTTATAGAAATTTACCTGAGTATCATTCAATAAATCAATACAATCTTCAGGAAGGTCTTCAGTTATAGGCTTTTTCTCTTCTTGAGCTACTTGTATCTTAACATTATCTACCTGTTGAACCTGAGTTACTACAGTACTATATGAGTCACCAGTAACTTGCATTATCCATTTTAATGGATTACTACTCCAACCACAGTTATGACAAAAGATTAAGTTCTTCTTCGTTACATAAAATAACCGTCTTTTTAACCCCCAGCTCTTGCCTTCTCTGCAAATCGGGCAACCTCCCTGGTAAGTACGTGTAAGACGGTTATATTTTGGTTTATTTGCGTACTGATAGAACTTTTGTACAACAAATTCTTCTGGTATTAGCATTATTTTTTAACGTTCTCGACACTAACAATACCTTTTCTAATAAAGGTACCACTGTTAGGATCAACCCAATGTGCTTCTGTTACCCGTTGATCACCTCTCACAAAGGTCTTAAGCTGTGGCTTCACAGGGTTACCACTAATAGGACTAGCAATAATAACAGGCTTAACAAATTGTTGATTACTTAAATTTTTAATCATACAAATATTTAGTGTAATCCTAACTGTTCTACAAGTCTATTCAATTTATTTGTTTGAAAGAACTTCTCATACCACTTACTCTTACTATCGAGTATCTTATTCAAGTTCAATTCAGTGCACATTTCACAGAATTTACTATAGTTTCTTTCGTCTTTGTTTTCAGACAACTGTCTATCATAATGAGTATACTCATCTTCCTCTAAGAAACCACGTTTAAGATCCATTAAACGCATATTTCTTTCATATATTACCTTCTGTTCATCATTTAAACAGTTTAAATTGTTATTATCTACAATTTCAATAGCCAATTTCATACCTTTCTTAGGTCCAACCTTATGAAGACCATCGATATTATCACTTTGATCGCCAGTTAGAGCTTTAAGTGTGAGAAAGTACTTATGTTCAACACCTTTATTAGTGTATGAAAAGTTATCTGCAGTTATCAACTCTTTCTTTATAGGTGAATAAACAGATACATTGCTATTAATTAATTGCAGCATATCTTTATCAACAGTTACAATAGTAACATTGCAATTACCGTTAATCTTTGTAAGATATGCAATAACATCATCTGCTTCTAACTTATAGGGGAAGATATTACAAATACCGATAGACTTTAACAATTCACTCAATTTTTCTTCATGAATATGAGCATCAACAGTTAAACTTTTATCTCTATTTGCTTTATATGTGTTAGGAATTAACTGTTTCCTAAAATTATCTGAAGGATAAAGCAGTTTCTTATCCCATGCAGCATAGATCTTATCAGGTTTAAACTGATTAACATAAGAAAATACTGCATTCATGAACAAATGCACTGTCAAATTAGGTGCTTCTTCTTCTGAAGACATCGTTTTAGCTACCCAAAACGTGCGATACAGAAGATTATTACAGTCCAGAATCAATATTTTCATCTTTTTCTATGATAGGTTTTTTATTAGGATTATCAATGTTAAACTTATATTGGTTTAAACAAAGTGTTCGATAATCTTTAGGTAAATCTATATCGGTTACACGAAGTAACCCGGCATTTAAACCTTCTAAAGCATCTTTAACTGGTACATTTATATTAGACATGTTCTTTATAGATAAAAAACAATGCTGATCGGTTAATTTGTTATGTTCTATATACAATAACAAATGACCTAAATAGGTACCCTTATGCACTGCGTATATTTTACCTTTATTAAAACCACGTTTTGTAATATTGAAAAATTTCATGCAATGATTCATCTAATGTAGTATAGGTATCATCACTTATAGTACGTTTATACTTTGTATTATCAATTGCGTATCTAAAATCATGACCTAATCTATCTGTTACATAATCAATTTTACCTTCGCAACCGTAGTTCTTCTGACCAAACTCAATAATCTTAGTTGCTAAATCAAAATTAGATAACTCATACCCAGTACCGATATTATATATTTGACCGGGTTCACCTTTTACAGCAACTTTTAAAATTGCTAATGCATGATCCTTAGCATGAATCCATTCGCGTATATTTTTTCCATTACCATAAAGAGGTATTGGCTTGTTATTTAACACCGATTTAACACAAGTAGGTATGAATTTCTCTCGATGCTGATATATACCGAAGTTATTACAACATCTAGTGATATTTGCATTAATACCATATGTACTAATATAAGATTGTACCAATAAATCTGAACTTGCTTTAGAAGCGCTATACGGAGATCTTGGATTTAAAGGTGTTTCTTCTGTAAATTGATCTTTATAGTTAGTTAAATGACCATATACCTCATCAGTCGATACATGAACTAACTTGCTATTAAATTTCTTTACAATTTCTAAAATATTAAGTGTACCAATTATATTAGTATTAGCAAATCGATGAGGATCAGTTATACTCTTATCTACATGCGATTCAGCTGCAAGGTGAATCACATAATCTATCTCACTGGTATTTAACCTTTCATGTATTATATCTCTTGCCCAATGTGAACTAATATCTGCATATACAAATTGATGAGTATTACGAAATGATTCATCAGGTAGTCTAGCCGCATAGGTTAAACAATCAAGAACTATAAGATTAGCTGATGTTTTTTCCGTCAAAAGTCTAATAAGGTAGTTACCGATAAACCCATAACCACCTGTGACCATTATAGTTTTATTGTTTAATTCGTTTAGCATACACATCTCCAACTTTTTTACCTGTACGTTTTTGAATAGCTGCAATAAAATTACTTGCTTCTAACAAATCATCTATTTGACCACAATCAAACCAAGTCATCGATTGAGGGTTCATTAAAATATGACCCATTTTTTCATCATTAATGTAGCTATTAATGACATCCGTAATTTCATACTCACCTCTCTTAGATGGAACTAGAGTTTTAGCTTTATCTACAACAGTATTGTCAAAGAAGTACATACCAGGTACCACATAATTAGATGGTGGCACCTCTGGTTTCTCTACTATTTTATCTAAAGCACACTTATCATTGAATGACATCACACCATATGCACTAGGATTAGCAACTTGAATACCTAAAATTAAATTTCTAGTGGTATTTTGTATTGAATGCCGAACGTTACTTAAGTCACCGTAGAAGATATTATCACCTAACATTAAGCAAACATTATCACCACCAATAAAATGTTCACCTATATGAAAAGCATTAGCAATACCACAAGGTGTTTTCTGTACTGCATATGCAAAATACGCATTTACATCACTTAGTAGTTTAGAATACAATGATACATTTTCATATGATGAAGTAATAATTAAAATTTCATCAATACCAAAATCTAACATTTGAGCAACCGAATAATGTATCATCGGTTTATCATAAACAGGTAGAAGCTGTTTAGATACGCTAATAGTTAAAGGGTGAAGCCTTGTACCTGCTCCACCCGCTAAAATAATACCTTTATACTTCATATCACAATCGATTGATCATCATCAATAATAACATCATCTACAATAGCCTCAACTGTTTCCACTTTTGGTGTCTCAATCGTACCAGTTTCGCTAAACTGCTTATACAATCTCAACGTACGAAGCAAAGATTCATCTGTTGGAGGTAATGCAAGCCCCATAGAAGCAATCTTAGTAGTATTAAGCGCACAATTGCTACGTTTAGCTGTAATACTAAGATCGTTAAGATTATCGGTAAACTTCCAATCTTTCTTTCTTGCTTCCTCTAAACCAGCCTCAACCATAATATCAACAATATTATTAGCTGTAATCGGTGCAGGATTAGTTACATTAAACACTCCAAACTCAATAGTGTAGTTTGAATCCATCAAAATAAAATTGTAAATGAAATTATAAAAATCATCTACACATGTAATACTATTGAATTTACTCAATGTAACTGGATACTTTAAAATCTTTGTGAGATAATTTTTATCACTAGGTATAAAAGTATATGGCATTCTAATTCTAAACACATGACATATATCCTTTAACACTGTTTCAGCAATGTGTTTGGTCTTGCTATAGAAACTACTTTCAGGATTGTAAATACCAAAATTAGGTTCTTGAGTCTCACTATAATAGGTGTCGTAACCATCGTAAATACAACCGCTACCAACATGAATACAACGAACACCAAATTCATTTGCAACTCTCACAATTGTAAGAGGTACAGTTACATTATATAAGTAAGCAGTAGGTTTATTTTCTGGCAATTCACAAGCATCAACATTTGGCTTACCAGTATAACCGGTACAAATAATAATACGATCAAATGGAGAATTGAGAGTATTGGTATGGTAACCAATAAACATACGAAGCATATCTGGCTTTGTATAATCAACAACTGATTGTGAAATAGTATGTACTTCAAAATCTTCTACTTTAGAAAGAAAGTAGCCAAGACGTTCACCTATAAACCCTTTACCAATAATGAGTATTTTCATATGTTATATCTTTTTATTATATGGATCACTTAATTCAACGTTATTAGAAATACCTCTCTTAATTAAGAATGATATTACAACCTCCATTGAATCGGTAGACAAATGATAATTTTTAGGTATTTTATTACCACCATCATTCATCTCAAATATAATTTCTTTGTAATCTGTTTTATTACAGTAACAAGTAATCAACACTGACTCCCTTTTAGGGTTTATAAGTATAGTCCATTTACGTGGATCAGCAAAACTGTAATCATGAAACATCTTGATTACAATAAAACCGCAATCTCTTAAACGCTTAATGAAATATCCTTGTGTTGTTATATTGTTCATGTAACTAATGCAGAAACTATATACTTCAATTTATAGTTAGACTCTGCAATTTCAAACAATATCACACCAAGTTTAGGATTAATATTAACCTTTACCGTATCAAACTTAACACCAGCTATAATTTTAATCGTTTCAAACAAAATAGGCATATCAGGTGCTGCTTGTGTATTCGGAATCACACACTCTTCATTAATTACAGTTGTAAAAGTGTCAATAAGTTGATTAGTCTTATCAGCTATTTCACCATAAACTTTATTTTCACTAAATGAAATATACAGCTTACTAGCGTTACTAGCAAAAGTAGAACCTTTAATTAACTCACTAATCTTTTGATGAGAAATATTAAAGCTAATCGGGAATTCTAACTTAGAAATCTTATCAACACTAAGAGTAGGTCCATTAAGAATACCACTTTCAAGCAGGTGGTATTTGAATCTCATCTTACCATCATTATAACTTAAACAGTTACTTGCATACTTTAACTTAACCTCATCACAGTCAAGCATTGATAAGATCTTTTCAAATCTTCTAAGATCAGGGCAATTTAATATAACAGGTTGTTTACTATCAATTTCTAAATTGCATTGAGCATAAAGGATAACTGAAGCATCTTGAGTTGCCAATATGCAACTTGCTTTATTTTCTTGTATTTTTACAACACCACTATCAGCTATATTACATATAGGCTTTAAGAATCTTGTGATAAATTCCCCTTTATCTTTGATAATAAGGTCCATACTGTAATTTTATTACTTTTCTTCGGTCTTTCTAACTTTTTTTTTATTAACTTGTTCTGAAAGTGCATTTACCTTTATGGTTAAAGCATCTAACTTTTCCATTATTATGCTTAATTTATGATAAATGTTTTGAGCAGTAGGTGAATTATCAAAATCAAATGTTAATTGCCGTTCTTCTTCTCTTGGTCTTACAGGCTGTACAATATGTGGTTGTTGCCACATTGGTGCAGGCATTTTATACTCATCCTGTATTTCGGGTTGAGTTTGAGGTCTAAATGGTGTAGGTTGCTGAGCTTGTTGTGCCTGACTTTGCAATAAAGGTGCATACTCTTTAACAAGACCAACTTTAGCTTTCTCAATTATGTCACGTGGTTGCATTTCAGTCTTTACAAACTTACTATCACCAACCATCATTTTGTTTACATTGTTTGTAATAAACCCTGCTGTACCAGCAGTTAAAGCAGCAATCAATTCTAAATCTTCCTTAAGGCTTGGTTGAGACATAAAAATAGGGGAAGTGTTTCCACTTCCCCTTTACTTATACTACTTTATTAACCATTCAACTGTGCAAGGATCTTTTGAATATCCTCGTCTTCATCACCACTATCACCGTCGAGAGCCTTGTCAGCTTCAGCGACATTCTTAGCCTCAACACCCTTCCAAGGAGCAGCATCTTCTTCTTCAGCAGGCTGAGGAGCCTTAGTGATCTTAGGTTCGTTCTTAGGTGCACTCTTAGTTTCAGAAACACCAACACAATGAAAGTGCTCATCGAGGGTCTTCTTCAACTCATCATAGCTCTTAACGGTATAGACCTTCTCAAGATCATTAGTACCATTGTAAATGGTTTCAATCTTTTCAGGAGTCATACCATCAATTGCTTTAGGCATGGTGAACTTAGAAGCTGAATAAGAAGGATAATCACCTTGCTTATCAACCTTAATCTTGAAATCACAACCCTTAGCAGTGAGATCAAAGATACGAGATCCGAGACCATCTGAATCATCACCTTCAATAGCCTCCATAATAATCTTATGGAGCTGACGACCAAACTTAAGAAGTTTAACCTGACCGTTATTCTCAGGGTTCTTAGGATCGTTTACAACATAAACGTTAATCATCCAGTTCTCCTTACGAAGAATCTTAGATGCCTTTTCCTTCTCTTGCTCACTACCCATCTTAGTAGCCTTATAACGGTATTCGTTAATAGGGCAACGATCACCCCAGGTCTGAGGGCTAACCGTAGTGATGTATTGTCCGGTAGAAAAAGACGTCCAACCAAACGTGAAATAATGGAAGAATGTCTTAGCTGGGTCTTTAATATTAGGCAACAATCTAACTGTATAAGTGTTACCCACTTCTGTCTTCAGGAACTTGCCTGCGTTGCTTGTTTCGTTTTTAGCCAATGCTTGCTTAATGGAGTCAAACATTGAGGATGTTATTGATGTACTCATATTTAGTTATTTTTAGTATTTTTGTTATTCGCAATACAACGTTGTGTCGTATTACTAATATAATTTATGTTACCGACATTGTTTTTCAAGAAGAAAAATGGTGTTTTATTTCCGTAATTAACTTTCTAGTCTTCGTAGAACTATAGTAAATAGTCCTGTACATATTAATATTTTGCATCAAGTTTTCTAACATCATATTAATAACTTCTTTATCAGAACTATTGTATATTTTGTAAAGACTTTCAGTAAGAAACAAACAATAAACGTTTATATAACCATCTTTTAAATGCATCCAAAAAGTGTTAAATTTATCAGTTGCATGGTTAAAGTACTGGTTGCATTTAATATTATTCTCTTTACAGAAATTCAGAATAAATTTGATACCTTCTTTAGTTTTCTCATAAACAATTTCATTGTCTGGATCTAAAGCAAGTAATTTCTTCTTATAAAGTGTATAAACTTTAGTAGCATTATAGCTACTATAAAATTTTAAGTCATACGTGCTACTATCTGCTGAATAAACAACATAAGGCGCATTAAAAAAATCTTCAATTTTAATGTGTTTATATTTTTCAAAAAAGAGAGAAAGTTTTTTAACATAAATGTAATCATCCTTTTCTTCAAAACCTTCAAAATTTAGTCTAAGTTTATAAGGTTTGTTTTGTTTAGTACGAGAAATTCTAAGATATTTGTTGTAAATATCTTTCTCTAAATCGGTCATATTACTTATTGATTATTAATTTATTCTTATTGTTATTCAAGAACATATTAATATATTTGCTTTTATGAAGGCTTGGATCATAATTAACAAAATATTGAACCACCTGAAATGGTGTATCAAAATCCATACATTTCATAAACACTTCACAAATATGTTTGTTGCTTATAACTTTAAGAAAAATATTTGGTAGGTTAATTTTCTTATTAAAGTAGATGTAAGTGTAGGAACAACACGCTAAAAATATGTGTTCCATTTCATCATTAGATAAATTATTAGATGGATTAGTACTAGGTTTTCTCATACACCGATAACTGCTTGGTGTACTCTAAAAACTTTTCGGTTAATGGTGTACTACAAGCATTATCATGCCCTTCTCCTTTCAAATCAGTAATATCTTCAACCATCTTGGTAATAGGAACTAATGAAGTTTTCTTTCTTCTAAAGTAAATGCGTTTAGCTTTTGTATTGACAATACAAGCAAGATCACATTGTGTTTTCTTTAACAAATGGTCAGCTAATTCATTTACCGAGAAATTACCAAACATGGCTGCTACCGTATAGTCGGCATTTTTATTGTAGTATATTGGTGTAGATGCTATATATTCTTGTAATTTTTTAAGTTCTAAAATAATTATGTTCTTTTGTTGTACGTTGAAATTGGTAAAACCACTATCAAAATCGGCACTAAACTGCTTAATTCTATCTCCTCTATATTGCCAATAAAGAACATTTAACATTAATGATCTAGAATCACTCAATCGATAACAATCGTAACCATCAATTAAATCAATAAGGAGGTTTTGTTCAGCAGTTAACTTAACATTTTTAAGTAATGTCTGTCTAAGAAGTTCAACGTTACTGGTTATAGGTCTTAATATCTTTGTTGCTTTTTTGTAAACATCTTTATGTATTGGGTGATGATCAATAATAATTACATTTTCATGATCAATAAGATCTTTAAATTTAGATACATCAATATCTAAAATAAAAATCTTCTTATAATCGGAAATTTTATTTGTAAGCAACCAA